GCCTCTCACAATCCGGAAGCTGAATGAAAAATGTTGTGATGATAGGAAATTTGGAAAATTCCAAAAAATGAAAAAGTGGAAAATGGAAAATGACAAAAAATTAAAATTAAAATTATTCTATGGGAAGGGAAAATGGCAGACTACCATATTCAGGGGATAGGTAACAGGGATTAGGGAGGGGTAAGGGATAAGAGATAAGGAGGAACAATCATTATCTATTTCTCTTTCTTTCTCTCCTCTCTCCTCTCTCCTCTCTCCTCTCTCCTCTCTCCTCTCTCCTTTTCTTTTTCTCTCCCTCTCTCTTCTCTCTCCCCCTATAAATAGTTTCTTTTCTCTATCATCTTTGTCTTCTCTCTTCTAATAAGATATATAAATAAGAGGGTATAAGGATTATAAATAAGAGAGAACAACAACTAGTCCTAAACAGTCTTATCACTCTATAGACATCTATATAACTCTATAGTATCATATATCCATATAACTCTATAGTATCATATATAGACTCTATATATATGTTATATAACAGCTATATATATCATCCTAAAAAGAAAAAAGGGAAAAAGAAAAACATTCAAAGGGAAGGGATAATTTAAGTTATTGTTTTTGTTGTATTTTTTGCCCCTCAATTTCCCTATTCAGATTTGACAAACTGGGAAGGGTGTCCCTCTAAAAGAGAGTGAACCACACAACCCTCCCAATAGCCTCTATTTGTCATTTTAAGAGCCCCTAGATAGCTTTTATTGCCTTTTGGGTAATTGGGTAGCCAAAAGCACTCAAGACCTTGCTATTGTCTTTAAAATGGCAAATAAAGATATGTTGTATTATAGCAACAGTAAAAAATCGCAAAATAAAGCGTACAATTTTGTATGTTGTAAAAATATCACAGTTAGAAAGGCTGGTAAGTGCCTTTCCATAAGGGGCGGCTTTCCCAATCCCTAGGGAAGCCCATGGCTGCTAAATCTACGCTATATGAATTAATTAATGTTGATACCTTTAATCCCCATTCACTAGTTGGTGAGATAGTGCTTAGGATAAATTTTATAACGCAAAGTGTGTTGAATATGTTATGAGGCTTTTCTTTATTTAGGGTTTTCCTTAACAAAGAGGGGCGTTGGGGAAGTTTCATTCGCATGACAATCTCTTTATCCCATAACCTGCCGTGATGAGCGCAGATATTACGTATGTGAGCTATATGGTGCATAAAAGGACAAAATATCTTCTCATCCAAAGAGAATACTCTTGCAATGGCGTTTCTATCTTCAGGGGATTTTAGGTTGTTAATCCATTTAGAGAGCTGCCCAAAAGAGAGGATTTCCGATGACATCCAAATAGGGGGAAGACGAGGTGAGCAATAATTCTTTTTGTAATGGTGAATAAAGGTTTCTTTTGAGCGTCCCTGCTCCTTTTGCAAGAGACTATATGTAGTGATGAACCTATCAAAATCTTTATAAAGGTTAGAAGCTAAATAACCATGCGAACCATATTTCGTTGCCATATGATACGCCCAAACTGATCTAACCGCTACTTCAATACGCTCAATAGCATCTATTAACAAAAGACGTACTTCACGGTCAAACACATACAAATCAATAATATGTTGAAGGGTCGTACCTTCTTTGAACCTGTGAGGGTTTGCATTAGTTTCCCCTAGTTCAAAGGAAAGCCAATAGGCGCGTAGCCTATAGTAACTGATATATTTTAGATAATGCTTGGCTAGGTCAAAATCTTTAATGATGAGCCCCCGTTCCTGTAGTTGGGTTAACTGTTCTTCAATAGTGAGGGCTGGTTTCTCAAACTTCATATTGACTTAATATAAAACAGGGAGCATAAAAAAGGCCTCCCGTGGTGCGCATTATTAAGAGGCGTCGGGAGGCACTGTTATCTCTTCCTATAATCATAGTTATAGGTGTTGTCAACATAAAAATTCACAAACCTTGAAGCAATTTTGTATGTTGCAAAAATATCACAGTTAGAGAATGGTGGGAATGAGACTTTGTGGGGCTTGTTTCTTTCCCAAAGCGTGCTGCATAAAGTCTTTCAGCATGGCATCAAGCTGCTTCTGCCTAGTTTGCTCGGCGGCTTTATCTGTATCCCGCGCCATAGCCTTTGTCCAGTAATGGACGGCCAAACTTAAGGCGTCAATCCTATCATCCTTGATAAGACTACCACGGTCTCTTGTAATGCGAGTAAGCTGATAAAATAGGCGGTAGCGGTTTTGATGCTCCGGAATGTACAGTTCTGTTGACTTATAATCACGCTCAATTAATGAGCGGTCAACAACAAGCCTATGTTGGTTCATTACCGGTTCAAGAGTATCAACAATTCGCCTTTCTTTCTGGCCTTTGGAACGTTCACTGTCTGATATTTTACAAGGATAGATACGTGCCATAATGGGCTCAAGCAATTTATTGAACATACCATCACCAAAGTTTGGCTCAATAATAACTTCTTTGACGTTATATTCCTTGGCCTTAAGAGCGAGGTGTTCAAGAACGGCTTCTTCATACCCTCTTCTATCGCCACCCGCATCAAGCAAGAACAAGCGGCCATTAAGGATTGAGACAATCGCCCATGTGGTTTCATCACCACCACGCCCTGACGGGTCAATAGCCATGACTGTACCGGTGTAGGGTTGCCAATCATCCTTGGCCACCATAAACGGCTTATAAAATCTATCGCCATCAAAACCCACGCTTGGCACATCTTCAACAATCGCTGAACGGTCATTACTCCATGCCATATCAATAGGGGCAAGTTTTTTATCTAAATCCATAACAATCAAATCATGCAATTTGAGCGGGTATCTATCAGCATCTGCCAAAGAGGTATCCAGCATGAATTGTAGGGCAAAACCGGCTTGACCATATTCAGCCAGCTTCTCAAGAAGCGTATGTTCACCAAAGCGGGTACAGACGGGTAAACCGGCGAGTTGCGGGTTCTTGGCCAAGTCTTCCGCAATGAATGAACCTATGCGGCTGCCATAGCGGGCAAGCTGCTTTTCATTAGGATATTTGGCCGGAATGATACGGATTTCATAGCCGCGTTCAGGTAGGGAATTATAGATAGACTGTTCGGTTTGAGGTGTACCAAGATAGATAATTTTAGAAGTTGGTTCAGGTTTCAAGATAGCTGAAAACTCTTTGGTGAGCTCTTTCAGCTTGTCCCTCATCCCTTGAGTGGCAGAATTGCCTGTAACCTCAATATCATCAGCAATGATAATATCAGCGCGGGAGCCGGTTAACTGGCCGGTAATACCCACCGACTTCACCGAAGGGGACTGGTTAGCGCGAGCTGGGGCGACGTCAAAAGAGATTTTAGAGGAACGCTGGCTGTCTCTTGGGATAAGGTGTTGGAGAAGGGGGACTTCATGAATGAGACGCAAGACAAAGGTTGAGAAGTCATCAGCGCGGGTTTTTGAGGCGGAAACAACCATGATATTAATTTGCGGGTTGTTAACAAGCAGCCAGCAAGTATAGGCGGCTGTAACCCATGATTTACCCACGCCTCGGAAAGCTTGAATAACAAGCTTATCACAATCTGATTGTAGCCAATCAGCCATCATATATTGAGAACGGGTGGGGGCGGGTAGGTTGAGATGCTGCCAGATGAGATAGAGAAACAGTTTAAAATCGGCCAAAGCGGGGTTGGTTTGTGTCTTGGATATGACTTAGCTCCTTTCCATAAAAAGCCCCGCCCCTTGAGTAAGAGGCGAGGCACTGTTGATAAATAGTAGGGATTGAGATTAGAAAAACTAATGTAAAGACATTTGCTCTTCAATGCTCTTTTGTCCCGCTAGAACAAGTTTATTGAAGGCGTCAAGAGAGGACATGCTATCATCAATGACAACATCAATGCCGTTATCTTTCAAGAATTTGACGATAACTGCCCAATCCTTAGCCTCACATAATCCATCTTCCAGCTTACGGCGCATATCATGAGCGATAAGGCCGTGAAGCAGGTTGAGGAGTTCAGTCGGGGCTTTACTTTTTACATGCTCCCTGCACGTGACTTTGTCACTTACCGCCTCTTGTTTAATTTTGGTTTTCGACATGTTTATTGTTTAAAAACTCCTGTTGCTGTTGCTTGAATAATTTGGTCTTGCGACATTCCTCGCGCCATTTGACAATGGCCTGTGTGACAATCCACAAGACGGTGACAAGGGTAAGAGCCCCCGCAGCAAGCAAATTGAAATTGGTTAGGTAAGGCAGCCACCAAGGCGCGGTAATGGCTGTGGTGACGGCGGCGGTTGTAATGGGTTCGTTTATCATCTCAGTATCTTCAAGATAACTCTACCATTCCCACCATTACCGGCTTTGGACGTATTGGCTATTTGGCAACCGCCTCCACCACCGGGGACTTGGCCATTTTGACCACGATTACCACCATCCCCGCCAAAGGTAGATTTGCCTTCTGTCCAAGCGGAATTAGCATCATACGCCAAACCACGTCCCCCTCCACCGCCATAAACAGAATTACCGCCTGAATAAGTCCGTCCCTGTGCAGGTGTATGGTCGCCCCCGCAACCACCACCAAAGACGGAATTACGGGTTTGAAAGACTTCGTACCAGCGTGAGCCTCCAGTTAAGCCGCCTCCTGCCCCGCCATGGTTGTTATGGTCATTTGTACCATTGGGCAGGATACCCGCGCCGCGCCCGCCTTTTGCGGTTACAAGGCCACCAACAAAGGTATCACCACCATTAAGGCCTCTACCATCATTTGCATTAAAAGCTGGGGCAATCCCCCCCGCTCCCAAACTAACAATGCTAGTCGAAAAATCTGAGCGTTTATACCATCCCATGACGCATTCACCACCACCACCTCCGGCATAACCTCCACTACCGCCGCCGCCCCATGCGGTAATATGAACAGGCGTATCAGGCGTCACCCAAGAAGGCCAGTGAATGACGTGTCCAAAATTAGGGGTATTATACTGAAAGGTGTGAAACTTGGCTGGTACAAGAGCGGGGAGGAGGTCTGGCGGTTGTAAGGCCGTGGCTATTTTAGTACGCTCCGCTGCGGTAAGGATTTTATGATTTGACCCTTCCACCATATTAGCCATAGCAAAAGCATTAGCTTGTTTGAGTAAAGGGTCGTAGATATTTTTGTTCATATCCCCCATATCGCCTTTGTCGCCCTTATCACCCTTAGCCACAAAGACAATTTGTTCTTCAGCATAATACATTGCTTGGAGAGTCAGTTCCATAAATTGGTTAGCGGCGGTGGGGCGGTTGTTTTGCAGAAGGTGTAGCGGTGTTTGTGGGGTGTGGCGTTCAAGTTTGATAATGATATTAGCGGGGGGAGCGTTTTCTAGCGCAATGCGGCTATTATTAATCCAGCTATAGGGGGCTGGGTTATTATCAACGAAGACATAAATATGCTCACGACGAAGATAGGGGAAGGGAATGTCAAATTGCTTTGACACTCCATCACCTGTATAAAAAATGATTGGTTTCAGGATAAGCTCCTTTCATATATAAGTTGTAGATATTATTGATTAATTTTCATGTTTTTCCGGAAGGGGAGAAATTATTGCCCCAAGAACGGCCTGTAAGCCAAGCCAGTTTCCAAAAGGAACTAAGGCGCGTACGCCAGCCCGCATTGTGTTTTGGGTGGGCAATTGACCGTTGATTGCAGCTTTTCCAAGGCCTTTAGTGAATTGCGCCGCTGAACCGATTTGGTCGACAGCGGGACTACCGAAGACAGCACTTGTAGAGCTACCCGAACTACGGGCATCAAACCTAAAATCTGTGGGGGCAAAATCAAGGAGAGTGTCCGCAATCATAGGTAGAATAGAAGCAGACGCAGTACGAGCCCACCCTTTAGTAACCATTTTAACAGGGTCACTTACTTCTTCCAGCCATTTCTGACGTCCCTCTTCTGTAGTAAGTTGGTGTGATTGACGGATAGAATAGGTCAACATAGCGACAACAAGTTCACCCAAGAAAAGGGAAAGTGTTTTACCGTCAAAATGGTGAAGGCCGTAGAGGGTGGATTTTGTCCAAGCCCCAAAGACAAAAGAGCGGAACTGGGTAAAAATCTGCCCTATAGGGTGGGACATCCAAGTCGCTAATGAGCCATAGTCATTTTGAAGAACGAGCCGGTCGACTTCACGATTAAGAAACAGACGGGCTTTTGAAACCGTTTCAGCATCCCACTTATTAAGATTAAGTCCAGCAAGTTTTTTGCCGTCATATTCAGTATGATTGATAAGCTCACCAAAAAGACGTTTCAAATCCGCATCACCAAGCCCTGAAGTTGCAAAACGCCTTCTATCTCCTTTTGAAATTTTGCTCAAATCAAAAGAACCATCAGACGTTCTTGTTAGACGAGCTAAATCAGAAAGGCGGCGTATTATGGCCTTAGCAGCCCACCTTTGTTGATAAGCCATGGTTTCCTGAAAAAAGGTGAGTTTAGTGGTAACGCGCTGCATACCATCCATGACGGCATCAACTTTTTGCAAAGTCCTGCCGCCCTGTGCCGCTCCCAAACGTTCCTCATAGAGGCGCATATCAAAGGGGCGATAGAGGCTATCTATACCAATGCCGGACATATCCTCAATTTCAGCGAGAAGTGTATCCGCACGGTGTTTACCGGAAGCAAAGTCTTGCCATAAAGTCCGTATAGCTGGGAGTTCTTGCCAAGCGGCTCGCCAGCCAAGCATGGAAACTATCTTAATACTTTCCTGTATCTGATTAAGCCCCATATTGGCCATAAGGCGAATAAACTGTAAGCTACGCAAGCGGCGTAACCATTGCGCATATGCCTTCTCTTGTCCCTGTACAGGGATAGCGTTAATCCGCGCCCAAAGGTAATCAGTATGATAAAGTACCTTGTCCATCTCCTTTTCCCAACTCTCCATTGGTTTAGCTGATTGACGATAAGATTCTCGTATCATGTTTTTAAGTTTCTCTAAATCTTCCGCAGATTTTAAACCCTTAAGAAGGATTTGACCGGTTACAGGGTGGCGAAGGGGAGAGGAAGCGAAGGCTAGGCGTCCGCTCATGGCGCGGGTATAGCGTCGATAATTGGCTTCAGCATCTTGAGAAAATAAATCACGCACCCGAAAGGACATATGTGTCCCATCCCGCATTTGGATTTTGGCCTCGTAGTTATAATCAAGTAGGGTTCGGCGTTTGAGTTGGCGCATATCCTTTTTACGGGCATTCTTTTTCATACCGGCTTGTTTAGCAAGTTCCTTAGATAGGTTGCCATTAAGATTATCAAAAAGCTTACCTATATCATCCACTGTTACCTTATGACCTGCTGGCAGGGTCTCAGTGATATTCTTGATAAATGCCGCCCTATCGCCAATTTGGAGAGCCTCATCAAGAGGGTTTGACATACCATAGCTGGCTTGGCGAATACGTAACCAGTAACCACTGGCTATCTTGGAGGCCAGTTCATCAGCTATATCTGGGCTATGGCTGATAATAGCCCGCTTGATAGCTTCTTCCATGACATCGGCATGTACAAGCCTATCTAATTCCGCAATTTTACCATGCTCAGGGAAAAGAGGCATATAATTATCCTTGACATTTCCTTTCAGCAATCCGGCCTCTTTCATATCTTTCGCGAATTTATCTAGCCCTTGTCTTATGGCAGTGGCGGCTTTGGCAATATTAGGGTCAACATTAGAGAGAGGTTGATGAACTTGCGCATTAACAAGCCGATTAAATTCTCCTATCTTGGCCGCACGCTCAAAATAACTAAGACTATGTATATTTTGGGATTTCAACCAGTCTAGCTTGGCGGGCTCATAGACAGTAGCAAACTCATAAGTCCGTAAGCGTAAGTCGGCTGTATGTTTGGCATTAATACTATCAGGCACGACAGCATGCCCCTCTAGCCCTACTGTTTCATCCGTCAACCACATACCAACATGACGGACAAAAGGATTGTCTGAAGTGGTAGCTGTACCAGTAATATCATAGCGCAATTTACCATACATTGCTTTAGGAACGGCTTCATCTGAAATACGGACATTATCTGTTAACTCATCCATGACATTAGGATTACGGGCAGCGGAAAGATTACCCCGCAAATTTACTACATCACCTGTAGCGTCTACCACAGCAGTAGATTGATACGCAGCGGCCTGTTTATTAACGAGTGCAGCCTCAACCCTTGTATTGGGATTGCGCATTAATAAACCCCCTAATGCGCCAAAACCTGCCCCAACGGCTGCGCTTAGGAGCGGGTCGGCGTGGGGGTCTTGCAAGAAGACTTTTGAAGAAGCGTCCAGCGCAAAGTTTGTTGCTGCCCCTGTGGCTGCACCATACGCCATTTTAGCTGCCCATCCACCTCCAGTCATCCAAGCAGCTCCTGAACCGGTTGCTAATGAAGCTAATACATTAACAGGGTCAAGCAACCCCGCACCTAGGGTTGAAATTGTGCCTGACCATCCCCCCTTGGACAGTCTTTGTACTCTCTCTATATCTTCCCCAATCCATTTCAACGTGTCATTGAATGAGGTCTCACTGTTAGCCTCTAATAGGCGGGGGTGGTAATCTTCAGGGATACGCTCAAGGGCTTCAATATATTTATCTTCATCAGGTATCCAATCAGGGTCAAAAGAGCTTGTTTTATATTTATACCATATTTTGGCTGCGAAAGTGTGGCTTTGGGTTGCCGCCCCCCATTCATGCCACCAATGATCATATTCTTGTGGTTGGGCTTGTTCCTCTTTTATCTGTTGCACAAGGGTCTTTGGCTGTGGAGCATGTAAGGGCATTAGGGGATTAAGTTCAATGGGGGCGTAAACCTCACCGGCTTTTTTGGGGAAAACCTCCTTTTTTGTTTCTGGAATAAAGTTACCTTCTAATAAGGCTTGCGCTTTCTCTCTATGCGGGCGCATCTGGTAGTCAACCTTATCATTGGCTGAACCCCAAGTTCCCCCATTCTTGGCATCTGAACGGTGTCCAGTATAGGGTGAACCGGTATTGATAGTGGCATAGAGTTGATGCAGCCCCATCCCTGCCTTGAAACCATTATCCACCAGATAATCGGCGGAAGCTTTGACAAGCTCATCAATAGATTTATCTGGTGTATAGCCATATTTCTTACGCTGGGGTTCTCCCATTTGAATAAGGCCGATATGCTGACCCCATTTGGTTCTCGGACCTCGCTGCCAAGGATTGAAAGAGCCGCCCGTTTCAAAAGAAATAACTGTGGCAAGGTCGAGTGGATTTGCCCCTATCCGCGCGGCATGGCGTATAATTGAGGTGCTTAATTGATTATCCATTAATTCTCCTACTTATAGTGTTGATAAAGTTCTTCTAATTCGCTCACATCACGCCCATGTTCAGCCTTCCAAGCGTTCCATTGTTTAGAGTTAGGATAGATACCCTTACGTACCATTTGGCTTGCTTGGTTGTTGATGAGGTCATCAGTTAATCTTTCAATATTATTTGTAATGATTTGAGATTTCCAAGAGTCCCCGCTGGCTTCAAGCTGCTTTTGCCAGTAATCAATCTTATTTTGTGCCTCCTGTTCAAAGTCATAAGCAGGATTGCCGCGCAATCTCTCTTGCTGACGAGAAGCTGCCAAAGCTTGTCTAAAATTTAGCTGCCGTGCCATCCTGTTTCCTTGGCGTATTTCTGCCAAAGTATCAGCATTAATAACCCGTGAACCAATAACCGCACCGGCCAAACTTTTAGAACGAATAACCCAATGAGAGCCTGTACTATCTCGGTCGATATAGAGGTCGTCAACATTATCAGGAAGGCCATAATCCTTTTTATAGACCTCATGGGTTTGTTTGAGCAGATCATTGACTAAAGGTAGAAAATCTGGCGGTAAATCACGGTGGTTGAAGATAAGAACTCCATTATGAACAAAGCTTGACCTCTCTAGTTCTTTTTTAAGTCTTTCCTTAATAATGGGTTCAGTTGCCCCACGTTCAGAAAGTCGTATAACCTTTTGTTCAATTAAATGATGAGAGCGTTCATCAACCCCCAAATCATAAGCTATATCAGCAACAAGATTGGCTCTTTTTTTAGGTTCTAATTGTACCTTTCGTTTTTCTGCATCAGGTCGCGTTGACATTAGAGAAGCATCAAGCAATGCCGCCTCTTCATCCATGCCCATCTCTAAAGCTTCCTCATATCCTTCAAGAAATTCTAAGGAATTTTTATCAATGGATAGACTATCAAGATAGGCGGGGTTGGTGCTTTTTATATCGCGGTAGAGCTGCGCTGCAGATTTTGCATGGTCGGTAAGCTTACCTCCCTTAGCTAAATCCATGTGGGGAAGGCGTGCTGCCAAACCGCTAAGTTGAGCTTCCCACCTCTTATTGGGTAAGTTATTAGACGCATACCATTTGATACGGTCTTGCGTAACGGTAGCTAGGGCTTGGGCTGGGTCTTCGGCTTGCGCTATAATATCTTCCCACTCCGCCTCTTGATGCTCAATCACTGTGTCAATAATTTGTTGTCGGGTTAGGGTTGTTGTACCTGTTCCTTTTTCATTAGGGATTTCAACATCGCTAATGCGAATAATCCCCCCTACTTCTTGCATGGCAACAAAAGCAGCCCCCACAACTTGATATTTCGCTTGGTTATGGGTATCTAGAGCTTGTTGTGCCGCTTGATCTTTTTCATGGTTCTTAAGCAGCCATACTTTGTACTCTTTTGATTTGGCAAGGCCTGTTCCTATGGTTGAGGGAGCTAGAGAGCCTGTACTTGCATAATATTCCGCCCGCTCCTCATCAAGAGTCCCATTACTAACTTCCGTATTAAAGTCCGCGATAATACGCCAGTCTTTCTCTACCTTTTCCCCTTTATCAATAGCTTCTGCTTGCTTGACAAGATTCAAAGCTTGGATAGCTAAATCACTATCTTCATGTATGAGAGCTTTGCCTAATGCGCCCCTATCTGTTTCCACGAGGGCTTTCACCATAGCTACATCACCCTTGAGGACGTTTTCCTGTACTATTTTTAAAATAGCTTGGTCGCGTTCTTGGGGTGTAAGATACATAAAATCAGACATAGAGGCTGCATTAGAAAAGACAAGCGCAGCAGCCTCTTCTGGGGTTTTTCCTTGAGTGACGGCATCCTCAATCGTGTTGCGGAATGTATCCGACAATGTCGAACCCATCTGTTGCTTGGTATAGGCAATTTGGTGCTCTTGATTTTGTGTATGGAGTGTATCTTTGAAACCTTCCGTTAGAGAATAGAACGCACCACGAGATAAATCTGTGGGTAAGGTGGCCGCATAGTTTTGTCGTTCTGTTTCGATAAATTCCTCCAGATTACCGCCTGTTTTATCAAACTGTGTGTTATAAAGTTCAGTTATGTGCAGTTTGAAGGCCGCTGCGCCTTTATTGGCCAAAGCAATATTGAGAATATCCTCTCTTATTCTAACGCCGTGTGGCGTGTTGTTACGGGCTTCTTCCTGTAATTCATCTAACGACATTTGTTGGATTTTGGCTTGATATTCCCTATTTTCGCGGCTGTTAGGGTCGGCTTTTTGCTGTGCATCAACATTAGCAAGATTGTTCAAACCCTGATTGAGAGAACGCAAACCTTGTGCCAATTTGGTTAGATTGCTGCCCGCCTCATAGCGAGGGGCTTGGACAAATGGTGTTCGGGGTATGGGGGCGGGTTGAAGGGCGATTTGGGAAAGGCCGTGAACCTCCTTTCCGCTACCCCATAGGCCACCTCGGACTCGTTGTGAATTTGATACTGCCATATTTTTTAAACTCCTATTCTCTCTCAAGCCATAAGGGCTTTGCGTTTCTGTCCACTTGCATAAGCATCAAGCCCTGAACCGAATGCCTGTAACAGGTAGGGGGCAAAGCTTGGCTTCTCCGGAATGGGGATTGAATTAATTTGTGATTGACTGCCTAGCTGGGCGGCTTTCTTCTCACCTTTTAGGTAATGGCGGCTCATTTGATGATTGGCGTCAAGGGCAGATGAATTGCGGCCTTCTTGTGCATAAAGGTCGCGCAACATCTGGTTGACACTGCCACCCATAATCCCCCCTTTTGCGGCTGCGACTTGTGTGGTTGAAACGGCTTGAGCCGCCTCAATACCGGCTTGGAATTTCTGTTGATGACGTGCCAAATCTTCCTGTTGGGCACGAATATTGAGATTGGAATATTGTGTCTCGGCTTGGCTGGCGGCATTCTCGGCATTGCGCCGTGCAAATTCTTTCTGGGCTGCATATTGAGACTTAGCTGCCGAATATTCCATCATGGAAGAAGCTATGCCAAGCCCCATAGAGGCAATGGTAATGAAGTCACACATTGTTTGTACCTCCTTTCATTTATTGATAAATTTACAAAATTCGACGACGGGGATTTTGGCCGCGCCATAGCCCTCAACCTTTCTCAACATGGAAAAGCCTAGCCATTTTAAAAAATCAATGTGAAGTTTATTACGGGCATCCACAACATTACAAAGGAAGTCATAATCAGTGCGGCTCTCCAAATAGGACATCACATCCTTTGCACCCCGTAAAAAGCTAAATCTTTCTTGTTCAATAAGTGGCGTACCTATCATGGCAATTGCCCCTTGACCCTTGCCAATAGGGACAATACCCATCATACAAAGCAACTCGCCTGATAAAGTACGGGCTGTTAGGCAAGGTTTACCCATTCCTACAGCCACAATCAGATTGAGAAATAGGGGTTTACCGGATATATCCTCAACTTCGCGTATATCCTGCCTCCTCGCCGTTGCTGCGAGTTCATCAGCATCTTGATAGGTGGAAGGTGTAACTAAGCCATGTTTGCTAATAAGCTCCATGATTTGCCCGCCCTGTCCAGCGGTAAGAAAGTAAGGAATAGGGATAAGGGGATTTTGCCCCAATCGTTAGGCGGAAGTCATCAGTGCGGCTCATGATAGAAACGGTCTTGTTAATCTTACCCATAACCACCCCGCCAACTTGACCGGTCTTTGTCCCCACTTGGGCAGCGGAAAAGTTATAGGTGAATGGTTTGCGGTAATCCCTATCCAGTGTAAGGGTTAGATAAGCACATAGGCCAGTATCCAAGAGAAGGTTAGCTACAGTCAAATTGAAGCCCGCAATCGCATTGCCATAAGAGCCTTGATTATCTGTGTTGCGATGATGAAACTTGGATAGGGTGCAAAAGCTATCATAGGCAAAGCCAAACAAAATGGGGGTGTTTATGTTACCCTTGAGGTTAAGCTGTTTACCTTGAATAGAATTTATTTCTAACTCAAGGCCAAAGCCTGATTGAGAGGCTGCAAGAGCTGTACCGCCATTTGCTATATAAGGTAAGATGAAGCGGGTGGTATCGGTTTGGGAGTTATAGCTGCCTATTACTTCCACTAAACGGTCAAGCAGTGGCACAAAAGGCCAGCCTCCATCATAAGCTTCATGACAATTAAGTGCTAATATCTCCTGTGTGTTGCCTCTATTGGTGACAAGGATAAGCTCTTCATCAAAAAACTTGACCGCTTCAACGGGGCGGTCAATTGTCCATTTCTGCCATGCCGCTTGTACCTTTTCCTGACCTACCCAAAGCCATTTATAGACATAAAGCGTATTGGGCTGGGCTTTGGAGATAAGAATGAGTATCTTCAAATCATTCTCAACGGCTAGGAGATGAATGTCTGACGGGATATAACCTTGAACATGGTCGGTCAAGGTGGGGGCTTGCTTGACGCCGCTTGCCTCATCAACGGTTAATTCATGTACAAAAGAGCCAGATTTCTTATCACTGACAAAATAGCATTTATCCCCACCCACAACGGGCTTGACCTTTGACGACGTTTTTATGGTAAGTAGAGGCTCAACGGAAACCGATTTAGGTGTGAATAACTCACCATTGGTTGCCAAGCGAAAAGGCACTGATGAAGTAAATAATATCATCTCACCCCCAAGCGGGATAGCATGATGAATATCGGACACATCATTATAGGCAATCGCTACATCAATTGGGTCTGAATCTAGAACGGTCAAGATACTCTCAATAAAGAAGTTGAAGAACTCACCATTGCGTGACATGGAAATAGATTCACCCGAATGAAAACCCATACGGTTATGCAAGAAAATCATACCGGTTATTTTATTGTCCACAAAAGAAGGCCAAGGGTTGGATTCCAAATCGCCTACCTCACGGCTCGCCCAATCCGCTTGCTTGAAGGTGAATGAGCCGTTGGCCTCTCGTACCAAAATATGAGGCATGGTGGCGGCATTGATTTTGTAAGGAATTTGCGGGGCTAAAGTTTCTTTCCAAGAACCTTCACCTGTGCCTGAAGGGTGGTCAAACTTGACATAATAATCATCATACTGACTTTCTTGGCTACCTGTAACTTTGATACCGAAGCCATGAGGGGCTTTGCGGGGTAGGTCGGAAAGGTTGGGGACATTGCCTTTATGGGCGCGTAGCCGTTGCTCATTACCGCCATTGACAGTTAAGGTAAAATCCCCACCATCCTCCCGCCAGATATGAATAACATTATCATAGATAACTTTATTCCACTCGGGGGCAAGAAGTTGAATATCAGTAACAAGGGTGCGGGCTATAACATCTGTTTTAACGTGCCACTGCCTAAACTCGGCAGCTTGATAACTAGTAGCATAAGAACTCGTTGTCTTATGGAAACGAACTTCTTCATTATTAACAAAAATTCGATACTCCGCCTCATAATCCCCTTGCACCACATGGACTAAACCACCGCTAAGATAAGCAGGGGAAAGTTCAGGTGACGCTGTAACCGTGACATTTTTGTTGAGAATAAAGGTATGGTCGGCAACGGTTAAGGCTTCTAAGGTTTGTGCGGTTGCCCCGCTCAAATAGCCATAACCATCAGGCGCATTGACGGTTTGCTCATTGCCCGCCAAATCATAAACCTTGATACCGCTAGGACTGATAGAGACAACATATTGTTCTGTTGCGTCTCTATCAATCAAATGAGTGATACTGTCTGCCGGTTTCGGGCTATTGATAACACCCTTGAACAGGCAAGGATTACGCGGGACAAGGCCTCGGGTTAAGGTAGGAAACTGATTAATACTCTCCTCTAATTGACTGGTTAATCTTATCTCGCTTGGTTGGCGTGATACGCCATTAATAATATTAGAAGTGCCACCTTCCGCTCGCATTATTGTCTCCTCATATTCTGCTGGATATGGGCATTGGAAAGAATATTGTAATCACCGTTCTTAATGGCCGCTTTCTCAAAAGCTGCCTTGGCTCGGGTTAGATTACGCAGACGGGCATCTGTTGTGGCCTGTGCAGCGGGGTAGCTTTCAATAAATTTTTCTGTAGCAAGGGCTATAAAATAGCGGCGGGCAGCACTCGGAAGTTCTATCCATTGACGTTGTAAAACCACCTCACATTTGACAGGGTTTTCAAATTCAAAACTTTTTCTTGCTTTATCATAAAGCCTGTCGCCAATCCGAATACAGTCGCCAGTTTGACTATCAATACGCAAGATATTATCTGGGATAAAAATCTCTTTCGTGGTAGGGTTTGGTTGGAGTTCATAATCCAACTCCTCATTGAACCAATAGCCTTCTTCTTGATAATCACGGCTAATAGATTGCAGAATAGTTAAGGCAGTAATACCAGAAGGGGGTAATATTTCCAAAGCCTCAACAGGGTCTTCCCCAATACTTGCTAACATCTCATTGACGGCAATCAGGACAAAACCATCATTTACTATTGCCATAGTTAATTCCTTTCATTTTAAAGTAAGGCCGCACCTCATGAGAGAAGTACGACCAATTAAATTTAGAAATTAGGCTTAAGGATTGACGGTGACTTCAATAGCGGCCTCGGGGCGCAATACGCCGTGACCTACGGCGAAAGAAGAAACCATAAAATCTGATAGGAAGCGCGTTTCACGCGACTTTTCCGTCCGCAAACTCATTAACTGAACCGTACCTACAACAGTATCATTCATGACATGGAAAGCGGTTTTGGAGAAGTCGCCCTTATGGTTATTATGAATAGAAGTTGAAGTAGAGGTGGTTTCATCACTATCTGGCATATTATTAGTGGGAACAATCTTCAATCCTGCCAACTCACCAATAACCCCCTTACTGAGTGAACCATCACCGCCCCAATCCTTATTGAGAAGTTCGGGCGTCTGTGCCATCACATAAAAGGTAACAGGGCGAACAAAGACGTAACGGTCTCCTTTAGGAATATTCTTCTCATCCAAGATTTGGGCAGCGGTGAAGAGAGCCTTTTTGATAAGAGAGGCATCCGTCTTGACGTTAGCCCCACCATTAATGGTACTACCACCATTATAGCCGGTGAGCGCATTAGTGGCGCGAGCGGCCAAGATACCGTTGCGAGCAACGTTCTTATCGTAAACCTCGGCCAAGGCCTCACCCATTTTGCGCGTAAAATGCCCACGAACCTCATAATTCAACATCGCCTCATCAAGGTCTGCAAAGGAGACATGGGTAGCAATCTGCCCGTCAATGGGAATAGTGATAGAAGCAAAGGGCACTTTTAAACCACTAAGCTCTTGTCCTACGGGTATGTATTCTGCACTAATGTTACCGACTACAGGAAACTGCGCCGATGAACCTGACTGAATAGTTCGTTTGACCTGTTTATCTTCATAAACGGTATTCAGGGCAAAAGCCGCCAAAATCTCGTTGGAATGGTCGGTAATAAAATTGGCGCGTTCAGCACCAGTAAGATTGATTTGACCATAGCGGGTTAAATTTAAATTAGCCATAGATTATAAATCTCCTTTATAAAAATACTTATTTTGTAATTGATTATAGAAAGCCTGTAGCCGTTTGCCACAAGCGGATAGATGAAGCTCCGATTGACGTATTTGACTAATGAGCCGGATAACATCCGCCTTTGTTAGCGGTTTGTCGGTGGCAGGGGCTTTGGTTGTTTGATTGAAGCAGATGCTCAAATCTGCCGGTAAGGGTGGTAAGGATTGCTCAATGGGGAGAGGTAGAGTGCGCACCCCATAGTTGGCGCAACCGCTTAACATCATCAGGATTAAGGCAGACATCGTCACGGTGTGCCATTTCTTCGGATAGGTAATTTTCTAACTCCTCTAGCTGTGATTGATAGGAAGCAAGCTTGGTTAGGTCGGCCTCAAAACGCTTATTATGCTCATTAAGCAAAGCATGAAGATCATCCAGCTGTTGCCTTCTATGGCGGGATAAGGCCTCATATTGTTCAGTCAAGTGTTGCTGTGAAGCCAATTTTGCCTTCAAAACCTCGTTCTTATTATTGAGGACAAACAGGCCAGTAATAGATAGCATTACGCCCATGACGCTAAGGATTGTCAAAATCTGATTGATTTGAATGTTCAACCTCCTGTTGTTGTTTGAGACAAGATAAAAGGCGGCGGTAGTCTAAATGCCCAACGCCGACATAAGAGCCATATAAAGCTCCAATCAGTGCTAAGCATGAGCCTACAACCGCTGCCCCTTGTCCGGTATAAAGTGAATAAAAGGCCACCCCCCAACAAAGGCCTGTGTTGATGCACAAGGCCATTTTGGAAGTTTTTCTTCTTGAACGTCCCCCGTTCGGGCTTGCGCCCTCACCGCCTCTTGTTGAGCGTTCCCTGTTCGGGCTTGCGCCCTCACCGCCTCTTGTTGAGCGTTTCATTTGACAAGCTTTCCCAAAGGGTCGGTGCGAACATCAAAGCTTGGACAAGCCTTATTGGCATATTGATTATGGCCACTGATTTTTTTGATAGTGGGGTATTTGTCCAACAGTCTTTGACATAGTCCCAACAGGCTACGTTTCTGCGCCTCGGTGCGGGTATCCTTGGGTTTGCCGTTTTTATCTACGCCGCCAATATAGCAAATACCGATAGAGCTAGCATTACGGGTTTTGCAATGTGCGCCCACCTGTTCAAGTGGGCGTCCTTGATGCTGCTTGCCCTCAAGAGTTATGACATAGTGATAACCAATGGTACGAAAACCACGCTCTTTATGCCATTTTTCTATATCTTGCGGCTGAAAGTTTTTATGTTCGGGAGTGGCGGCGCAATGAATGATTATTTCATCAATTTTGCGCATGGCGTTTATAGGCGTGACATTGCCGCCCTACGTGACACTTGCGCTCGAAAGGCGGGGTCGCTGTGGTAGAGCGGGTTTTGGTAATCCCGTTGTGCCTCGGCAAGGGATTGATAAGGTTGGACTTGCCCTGCCTTACCCACATTTGGGGCAGAAACAAGCTTTGGTTTTGCTGGTCTGGACGGGTTGGCTGCACTATATTCCGCCTTAAGAGCTTTCAACGCTAAGCGGATTTGACCTGCATCTCCACTATCAACCGCCTTATTATAAGCGGCTAGTTGGCTTTCATCCCAAGACTGGGAAGCCCAAACCTGCATCTGGCTCAAAGCTTCCTCACCACCTACCTCTTCGGCAAAGCTGGTATTGGTTTGCTCGGCCTGTGCTTGTAGATAGGCAATATAGCCTTCAGCATCCTGTTTAGAGACGCCAAACTTCGCTAATTTCTCCACTTCCGTTTCGGGGATAGTCCCATGTTCTAGCCAATGTGTTTCCATCAAGCTAATATCAAGTCCGGCTTCATTAGCAAACTGTTCAGCTTGGGCTGCATCGGGTTGCCCTTCTAGACGCTGCTGTGGCTCACCTTGGGGGGCGTTATTTCCTTCAATAGCTAGCCGCGCCGCGTCATCAGGATTGTTAACATCTACGCCATCAGGTGACGCTCCCATAATATATTGTTCGCTCATTAGGCAATCCTCGTTTCAACTTTGAAGCCGTTAATTTCACGAACAAGAAACTTCTTGCCGCCACGTTCAACAACTTGTGTCTCCTCATTGGCGGTTGCTTGTTCAATGGCCTGTTCTAGAGCTTGTTCTTGCTCGGCTTTTGTTTGTTTTCCAACATTTAAATTAGCCATTTATGCTTGTACTCCTTCTTCATTCATTTGTTCTGGATTATTCATTTGTTCTCGTGCCATCCCCCCTAATTGGTTGACGGCATTGGGTAAGGCTTGTTGCATCATTGCTTGTAGTTGTTGTTGCTGCTGCATCTGGGCTATTTCTTCTTGACTTAAGAGAAGTCCGTCTGTCTCAATATTGAGGCCATTAGCTAACCTTAGAGTAATTTGTTCCCATTTGAGATTTTGAGCGGCAGGAGACCCGCCAATGATTTCTAGAAACTGCATCAGATTTGATAAATCATTGCCGCGTCCCAAAGCATCCATACCGGTAACAACCTTCGGGCTTGCCATATTAGGCGGTAATTCAGGTAAGCTGCCTAATCTCTCCAGATTATTAATCTGTATCAAGGCAAGGGGAAGCTGCAACTCAACGGATAGAAGCGAATAAACGCCGCCTAATGTGTCCTCAAGCTCTCGTGCCATATAGCGGATTTCCTCCGCTGTGACTCTTTCGCCCGTCCGCTGAATGGCTGAGTTCATCAAGAAGGCAAAGCTCAAGCCCTGTTCCAGCTTATCCATCATTTCCTTTGCCACGCGAAAGTCGTTGTAGCGTTCAATCTGTAGAAAGGTAATTTCATCCCTTGTGCCAATAATGGGCTCACCATTTTGTGCACTAACCAAATCCTTAGCGGTAAGCGTACCGTTAGGATTGATAAGGGGAATAACGCGGCTGGATATGGCGACAAATTCACGCAACGATTTTGCCAGTGTTTCTAGGTGAACCAAATCCCCTAGATATTCTTCCAATAAACCACGGCCATAGCTTTCACCATCAACCTTATTATAACGTAAAACAAGAAAGGGCAGTTCATCAGGGGCAAACTCACCCTCTGTACCATTCAAGATAATTGAATTAACCTCCTGCCAAACATTATAGTGTCCGGCCTCGTTCAAGCCTACATAAGTATAGAGGTCGATAAAATCCTGCTCACCATTGCCTTCTGATTGAGAAGAGCTCTCCTGTGGCATCTGTTTAGCTATTTCCTCCGGCAAAGCATTTTTTGATACCCGCTCAACGCCCACCCATTCCATGAGATTACCCACGGGGTCGCGGCTTACAACATAATTATCAAGCCGATAAACCCGTGCCTTTCCCTCGGGTGGGATATAGAGTGTAGCATTGCCGCAAATGACAAGCTGCCTAAATACGCCATAAAGACTAGAGCGCAGGTTTCGTGCCTCAAAATCAGCAATAATGCGGCGCACATATTGCGAAAAGGCTTTGTCAATCTCATCTTTGACGCCCTCTTGCTCGGCCATTTCCATTGCGGTAATGGCGTCAACCTCCATCTTGAGGTAAGGGGCATTGGGGGGGAACAAGGCCATTAATAATTTGGCGGCTAGATTATTGACCCCTCGCGCCCCGATAGACTGCTCGGGTGTGGGAAAGGTGGTGGAAGAACCATTACCCTCTTCAGGAAGTAATGAAGGGATAGAAAGTTTGGCACATTGGCGTCCACGGTCTAGATAGGGACGGCGGTCATTAGAGAGCTTTTCATAACGGTTTTTGGCCGTTATGTCTTGATTGTCCCCACTCATACCGAAACGCCTGAAGCGGGTTTCGCGCCATTTGCCCCCTTCTCAATCCGCAACGGGTTCTTGCGCCGCATTCGTTTTGCTGAATCATCTTTTTTTATTTCTACAGGTTCAGGCGGTTTTTCCGGTGCATCAGGGGCTTTGGCAACGACGGGTGGTTCGGGGATTTTTGGTTTTTTAAACATACACATTAGGCATTCCTCCCTTTATAGGCGTCACTGTCGTGTTTTCAACACTCCACGCTTCTTGCTGTGACTGTTTGTTAAGAATAGTTTGAAGATGCTCAACAACCTGCCGCTGCCCTACTTTCAACCAAATCTCACGCTCGGACATTTCAAGGCTAGGTAGGGTGGGGGGATAAAGTTTATTAAGCCAAGCAACAGTGGCAAAATCTAAAGGAGGTGCTCCTTGGTGTAAGTCATAATCTGGGGTTTTCAATTAATACTCCTTTCAGGAAAAATGAGTTGTTGGAAAAGTTCTTGTTGTGTGCCAGCGTTCCAAAGAACGCGGTCGAAAGCGGTATTTCCTAATAAACCCTCGCTTAGGTGTCCATTAAGTAAGGGACGATTGGGGCGGTTAATGTGCCAGATTTCACCGCCTAAGCTGTGAATGGTATCAGCCTCATTAGGAAAGCGAACATCATCAATAACGGTAGGTTTTGTTTTACTTAAGGATTGCATAAGAATATCAATCCACAATTGTTTATGGATTAAGTCTCGCCCCCAATTTGTCCCTAATGTTTGACATAGTTCACGATAGCTTGCCCCCCCAATAGGGGTGATTGCACTTTCTTTAAATCTCAGGGAAAGCTTATCAATGAGAGAGCGGTCTAGTCCTGCGCTTCTTAGGAAAGTCTCCACCATAATCTTAATGGGAAAAGAAAAAGAACGCCGCTCAAAACCTAAATGTTCCTCCATAAACAAAGCAAGTGTTGTTTTGCCAGATTGAGGTGCAGGGGAATAGAGCCCAATTAATTTAGGGATTGCGGCTTTTTCGGTGTCCATAGACAAGGTTTTTTCTCCTTATAATCATAATCAGTTGTTCGTAAAATGCGGGCAACCCGCGCGGTTTGAAGGGCGGCTTCCTCGTCAAGCCCTGCCTTTTCAAATTGCTCAACAATGAGTGGCCAATAATCAATAGGAGCTGCCCCACTAAGGATTTTAGCGGCTTTGACTGCACCAACTTTAGGACAACCGCCATAACCATCTACGGGGTCGCCAGTTAGAATTTGAACATGAAAACTATAATCAGCCTCTTGTTCACTTATATCTTCTGGCTCGTCCATTTGATTAGGGTTGAACAAAGTACAGGGGATTGTCCGCAAATCCTTGTCTGTTGAGACAACAATCTTCTCCCCTTTGATAACCTTATTGTTGGTTGCCAATATTCCCAAAACATCATCGGCCTCTAAGAAAGGCCGTTCAAAGAAGTTTTGAGTTTCCCGTACATATTGACGCAAGGGCTCTAGCAATAAAGGCCGCTGGGTGTTCTTACGGTTAGCCTTGTAAGAGGGCATAATCTCTTTGCGGAAATTTTGCCTATCCGATAAAGCAATGATGAGTTTATCGGCGTTGAGCTGTGATTGAAGTTGTCCAATGGTTTCATCAAACGTTGCCTGTGCTGTAGGTAAATCCGCTGCTAAGCCCCACTGACCTTCACCAAAGTCAACGGCAGTTTGTGCGCTCAAAGCAGCTTTGTAGATAAAAATATCTCCATCAATGAGTAAGGTTGTCATGGATAACTTCCCCTTCATCCAACGGCTCAAGCTCAAATACCCGCGCCGGAATAACCTCACCCGCTCGCTTAATGGTAGCGGCCTTGGCCTCTTCATAGTTCATAAAACGCCGTGCGGTATTGGGATTAGGTGACCATGCAAAACGGTAATAAGGGTCGGTAAGATAAAGTCCGTTTTTATCCTTAATGATATAGTAAATATAATCCTTAACCACGCTTGCTTTCCTCAAGTTTGTTTGAGGTGCTTGGCGGTAAGGTCAATGAGGTTGGCGGCATCTTCGGCGTGGATTTGATACCATTCCCCCAAGGGCTGTGCTCCTCTAAAAATCTGTACCATCTCTCTTTCAGCATGATATACATCGTTGAAAAAGCGGCAATAATGTAAGATATATCCACGATTTGGGTCTCCTGTTTGGTAGGTTCTCAACCTAGAATTGATATTAGTGGTGCGCCCTATCTTGCAATAAGACGGCCACGCTGGGTTGGTAATAACATAGAGATAGCCACCACCACGGTTTCTTCGGGTTTCTTTGGCGTTCCCTGTTCGGGCTTGCGCCCTCACCGCCTCTTGTTGGGTTTCTTTCATATGAGTGCGGTTTTAGTGCGTATCTGCCCAAGTCTGGCCTATCGCTGCATTGCCCTTCAAGGGACAAGCAAAGTCTAAAACTTCCCCTGCCTTGGCAATGGATTGCTCGGCTAATTGGGCAACGGTCTTGGCATGTTCAGGCTTGACGTCAATCTGAAACTCATCATGAATATTGGCGCAAAACTCATACTCACAAGCGGGTTTGAGCCCTGCTAGCTGTAAATCTTTGTCAAGAATAACAAGGGCTTGCTTCATGATAATTGCTCCTGCTGATTGCAAGAGTGTATTCAAAGCGGCATGGGGGCTGCGTATCTTTAGTTTTGAGCCGTCAAGGCTGATAAGAAAACCGCGCATGGCCTTTTTTCGTACTCGTAAGATAAGCTCATTGAGGGCAGGTAAGGCCGCTAGAAAACTGGCTCTCGCCTGTTTACCTCGCGCAATGATTTGCTTTTGTGTGCCGGTTGCGCCCATACTTAGACCTAGTTTTTCATCCCCCGCTCCATATAGAAAAGCATCGTTATGTTCAGGGTGGCTCGCAAGGCCACCCCCGTTCTATTGAACTGCTCGGCGTCGCCGTCGAGTCCAGACTATATCTTCACCCTCTAGTTTGAGGGGCACTGCGCTTCGGCCAGCATCAGCTTCTGGCCTACTCCCCTGCGGGATAGTCGTTGCACCTGCCTTGTATGTCTCAAGATAATTCTTTGCTTTGTTAATGATTCCACTGTCGTCTTGAAATAAACCTAACCCACGATTACAATTATGGCATAATAAACCCCGAATTGAACCCGTTGCGTGATTGTGGTCTACGACAAGTGTTTTTCTGTGGTGGTCGCGCATTTTAAAACCACGTCTGCCACATATTGCACACTGTCCATCTTGGCTCATGTGCATTTCTTGATATTTTTTGAGACTAATTCCATAAGTTCGCATTAAGTATGCGTGATCATATCCTGCATCACTACAAACAGGAGAGCAATAAAGATTTGAAGGGGCTTCTGGTTGAAAATGTGTCCCACAAACTCTACAAGGCTTCTTTTTAAAATAACTATTTGGATATTTTATAGGATACCTCCTTTCAAAAGGAGACATACAAGGATTGGCTCAGGATTATCTCAATGAGACGTTCCCTGAGTTCACAGTGTTTTTAACCTACAATTACTTGTAGGGGTTCCCTGTTAAGAACCATGTCTTCGCTATATCACGGCCAGAAACTTCACGCGCCTCAACCGGATAAAGTGACTTGGGGTCAAGCCCTAGAGCCCGCGCATTAACTGAGTGCATATCTGTACCAAGAGCTTTATCGCCTTTGAGAATGGTCTCAATATATGCGCCCTTATCATACTTAGCCATATAGCCAGCTAAGCAGCGCAATTCCAAAGCATCAGCATCACATCCCACCAAAACATAGCCTTGTGAAGCCTTGAACAAACGCCGACAATCCTCCCCAAAGGGTGCGCCATTAGCTGGCACTTGCGCAATGTTGGGGTTTGAGTGCGTCATCCGCCTTGTGACCGCGCCAAGAGAGTTGACTTGGCCATGAAGACGGCCTTGTCTTTCACGCTTCAACCATGCCTGTTGTCCCTCGGCTAGCTGTCCAATACGTTTGGTAAGCATGAGATAACGGGAAAGCAACTTGGCTTCCTCATAGGGAAGCTTGGATAGAATACTCTCATCTAATTTTGGTTGGCCTGACGGGGTAAATTCTTGCGGTTGCCAGCCATATTTGAGTTTTAGACGACTGGCTATATGGTGGGTTGAATTGGGATTGAACTCTACATATTTGATTTTCTGATAGAGACTTCCTTTCTCATAAGTTATATTGCCTTTCTTAACATGACGGGTTCTCTTACACTCAACAACATCTCCATCAGGGGCAAGCCAACTGCCAAATATTTTACGTAACTCTTGCTCAAGCCCCTCTCGCTCACTTAACAATGTGACATAGAGTTTTTCAGCCCCTTGTCTATCAAAGCCAAATCCCCATACCTCTTGACGCGCTAGAATGGTGGCAACATCCATCTCAAGCCAAACAGATTTATCTGATATGGGAATGAGGGGAACATCATCAGGGTGCTGACGGCGCGTCAAATACTCATGGCGTAACTTCTTGTAATCACTATCATATCCTCGCCAGACTTGAAGAGCTTTCTCATATAAAGCGTGGGTGACTTCAACATCTTGTTCACAATAATCTTGCATTTCTTGTGACCACGAACCCCAAGGGTCTAAGCCTTTTGCCTTCATCTCGCTCGCATAATCTCCCTTCCATTTCTTGAGACGGTGTCCAAAGGCTTCTAAGGAATAACGCCCTAGAAGTTTCTTAGGTAACAACCCTTTTTTGATTAGGGCGTGGTCGGTCTCATCAAGGGAAGGCCAGAATAATCGTGCCAATACCAATGTATCTAATATTTTACCTTGTGGGGCAAAGTCTGGATAGATTTTCTGGATTGCTGGAATGTCAAATTTGATGATATTATGGCCGATGATTTGTTCGGCTTGGGAAAGAAGCTCTATTCCTTGAGGGATTGTGCTGCCATATAGTGACCAGATTTTACCTGTGTCTGCGTCTTTGAGAACAAGAGAGTGTATAGTGGTAAGTGTGTCAAGAAGCCCGTCTGTTTCACAATCAAACAGTAGCTTCATTCAATCTCCTTGTCTTTGACATAATCTAGAACATCCTCCACAAAGTCCTGCGCATTATGAACCAAAGCTAAAGCTGTCATGAAACCCGCAAAGAGCTTTGGATCTTCCTTAACATCTATTTTTTGTTCACTTAATTTCTGAAAAGCCATTAGAACTAAATCATGTGTTTCAGAAAGAGTCTCCTTCGCTTGCATCACTGTAGTCATAAGTTTCTCCTTTTTCAAAAGGGTTGGTAATAATTTCACTCAAACGGCCGGTATCAGGATTGTAATCAAGCCAGCCCGCCTCACCTGTTTCACCAGTGTAGCGGTTCTTCAATAGTCTTAAGGTGGTGATATTTTTGGTATCGGCTTGTTGGTCGCGCTCCGCTCCAATAACAAAATCTGATAGTTGGGCAATACCGGCTGAACCGCGCAATTGTGCCAAAGACGTTCTTGCCCCGTCCTCATGCCCCTTATCGCCGTGCGGGCGTTTTAAATGAGAGACAAGTAAAATGGCAATATTGAGTTCCATACTCAATGATTTGAGAGCTGTCATAATATTGTCAATCATCCGCCGTTCCTCACCCTCATCAATGCCTGATACAATGATTGAGAGGTGGTCAAGAATAATGACTGAACAACCACAACCCGCTGCCATATAACGGATACGACTGGTAATATTGGCAAGTTCTGTTGAGCCAAAATGATCATAAAGGTAGACGCGGCCAGTGCCTAAAGTCTTATCAAAGCCTTGTCGTTTCTGCTCTTCGCTCAAATCATCCCAAACGGCATGGGCAGGGGCGTCAATCGCCAAACCAATCAAACCTCGGGCGGTGCGTTTGGTGTTTTCTTCCAACATAATCATACCCACTGTTTGGCCTTGATTAATCAGGTGGTAGGCAATCTCACGCACAATAGAGGATTTCCCAATCCCCGAACCTGCCGTGAATGTCCATAACTCACCTAGGCGCAACCCTAAAGTCATATTCATTAAGCCTGAAAAGGGTAATTCCATCCCTTGATTATCATCAGGGGTGTTGAGAACTTCCCACATTTCATTACCGGCAATAATACCATCAGGTCGATAAGCTTTAGCTTGGTAAATAGCTTGGACAATGTCCGCGCCGCGCCCTGCTCGCAGCATTTCATTCGCGTCTTTCAAAGCCAATGTGGCCACCTTGAGCTTGCCCGCCTTGAAACCAAGAGTTGAACATTCCTCAACGGCCTGTTGTCCAGCCTCATCATTATCAAACATCAAGATAATTTCTTCAAAGCCGTCTAACCACTCAAAAGAATTTTGCAGCGCGCGTTTTGCTCCTTTTGCTCCAGTGGGTAAGGAAACAACCGGCCATTTATTACCCTGAACTTGAGAAACGCTAAGAGCATCAATCTCGCCTTCAGTAATGGTAACGCGCTTGCCTTTTGTTTCCCATAAATGCTGCCCATAGAGGCCAGAATTTTTAGCGTCACCTAAGAATTTAAAACTCTTATCAGAAAAGCGTATTTTCTGCGCAATGATTTGACCTAAATTGTTTCTGTAGTTGGCAGCTTGTACAGTTTGGCCATTATACTTGGTCACTGTATAGCCAAATTTGGCACATGTTTCTTGACTAATCTTACGTCTCTCCAAGCCATAAGCCTTACCGGCATGGATTAATTCTGTGGATTTATCGCTAATAGGGTTGTTCCTTTCTTTAGTATCTGGTGTATCATCGCCCTTTTCCCAATAACCACAACCAAAACAGTAACCATGCCCGTCTGAATAACGGGCTAGGTTGTCTCGACTGCCACATGAGGGACAAGGCTCATGATGAAGAAGGGTGCTTTCACTCATGATTCCTCAATCTGATAATGTTTGTATGGTTGCCCTGTACTGTCTTTGCGCCATTCCGCTTTGATTGGGTATCCTTGTTGACGCAATTCACTAATACGCTTTGGAAGTGCCCGACAACGCCATAAAGCTTGAGCCTTAACATTGGTAATAGAATTACCCGCCAAGAGATGAGAGAGCAAAAGCTCTCCCATTGGCTTTTTATTCAAAGGTTTGCTCATGCGGCAATGCCTAGTTGATAGGCTGCCTCATCTAGAATTTGTTTGGGGTAGATATTGACAACCCCCTCATAACTTTCTCCATCCTTGGTTTTTATAGAGCGCGTCTGTTTGCCAATCGGGATTTTCTCATCACGACACATCTTGGAAGCTTTCACGCCTAATTGCTGACGTTCACGCCGTGACATATATTTGTGATGAAGAGAACGCCATTCATCAACCGTTAGATTGTGAAGATGCTCCTCAATAATGGAACTGGCTTGCTCTAGCTGGTCGGTTTGTGCATTAATATAAGCCTTAACAAATTTATCGTTCTTCAAAAGATGCTCGGGACTTACTAATTGACGTTCAAGTTCCATCCAACGGTCTACAAGATTACCGGTAAATTCAGGGGAAAGCTGTGCAATGACAACAATGCTGTCACGCTTACCTTGTTCACCCCTGAAAACGTATTCTTGCGCCGGTCTCCCTAGGCTATCAGGGTATTCCACCAATGGTGGTTCACCTATGACTTTCCTATCCGTTAGTCTTTTTATTGATTTTTTTACAACATCATGCCTTGAATCTACCATCTCCGCAATCTCGCGGCTCGTCATGGTTTTATCTTCTTTCACCTCCTGAACAACATTATTCAGGTTATGAATAGCGGGGGTATTTGTGTTAATATTTACATTGAATGTAAAAAGATTACTCATAATATTTCTCACTCGTTTTTTAGATTTTGGATTTTTTCAAAGGGACGCCCAAATTCTTAATGGCCGCTAATCTCTCTTGAAGGGGTGGTTCTTCCAGCCAACTTGTCTGGATTGTCTTATCGGCATAGAGAAAGCCGCGCTTGACGCACCAATCGGCATAAGTCATCTTAGATTTGAGGCTTAGTTTGTTCTTGGAACGTTGAAAGACAAAGCGAATATCAAGAGCGGGATAATCCTGCTTGATAAGAAGATGCTTTGTCCTATCCGCTGCATCAAAATAACCCTTAAGTTCAATCAAGATACCATTGGGAAGCACAATATCCGGTGTATAGCGGCGCGGGATATAGTGTTGATAACGCACAAAAAAAGGCTCATAAAGAGCCTCAATTTGTAACTTTTGTAACTGTTCCATCACTTCATCTTCAAAACCTGAACGCCGCCCTAGGCTCGTTCTTCGGTATCTAGAAGTCGGCTTCATCATCAGCTACTTCACTTGGTTCTGTTGCGGCTGCATCCTCGGCCTCAATCAAATCATCTGCACTCCATCCATCATCACTACCCTCAAAGCCATAATAATCGGCTGAACGCGCTCCGCCTTTGGTGACAAGCTCAAAAATCTGAACCGCTTCAATACGCAAGGTTAGGCCATATTTACCCGTTGCGGGCATGAAATAAGGACTAATCTCGGCATTAATAGAGGCTTTTGTGCCGCCCCATACTTCAATATTACGGCTAATGAGTTTGGGTGGTTGGGCACTGTCAAACAATGGGGGGCGCGGGGCTTTCCACGCTGTACCATCCTTGCGCTCTCCAGCGGCTCGACGGGTGAAGCGAACTTCAATCTCTCCGGTTGGCTCTTCCGTCTCTTCATCATAGACTTGACTATAGGCTGGATTAGGCGTGATTCCCCCAAGCTTCTTGCGGCTTTCAACTTTTAGATTGCTAAATTCTTCCTCGGCTTTCTCTTTTGCATCCTCCATCAGCTCATCAAGCTTGCCTAAAAACGCCTTGACGTTCTCACTCTTTCCATCAAGAATAAGGCCAGTACGATAAGCGGGGCGTTTTGGGTCAAACTTACCATCAGGTTCATTAAGACGAGGAAATTTTAAAAAGCCGCGTGGGGTGTTGATTTTTATGCGTGATTTATTATTAGGTGTTGCCATGTAATTATGGTCTCCTTCTCAAAATTAATGATATTGTTTCATCTTGTTGATTTGTTCGGCAAGCTTAATCATGCCTTTAGGTGTGATACGAACTTGTGAATGACTATGAAGGTTACCGTATTGGTCGCGGTAATCCTTGA